CATTGGAGTGAAATGTCAGATGGAAAAAGAGGCGCTCTGCTCAGCTTTGCTTATAATCTTGGTGCCGGTTTTTACGGTGGTGATAACTTTAATACTATTACTAAACGCTTGAAGAATAAGGAGTGGGATTTAGTTCCTGATGCTTTATTCCTCTATCGCAATCCTGGTTCTAATGTGGAAGCAGGTCTTGCTCGTAGAAGAAAGGCAGAAGGAGAGGCGTGGAAGAAAGGATAAATAGTTACAATCATAACTGATTCTTGATCTTAAATGGTCTGAATCTACATACTCCGAGTCCTCTGAGACTTGGTGAATACTTTACTTTTAAACAACTTTTAGTTTGTTTCGTTTAGTACACACTGAGTCATAGAGGACTTTTTTATGTCTTACGCTTCAAGGGCGCTTGCTGTAGCGTCTGCTCTTTTGATGGGAGCACCAGCAGCATTAGCACATACCAACTCACTAGGATACGTTGGTGATGGAGCAGGTTCAGTTACCTTCTGGTATGGTTCCTGGCACCAAGGAACCACCTTTACCGAAGGTTCAATGACTCTTCAAGGTGTCAACGGAAATACATTCGCACCTACAACAGTCAACTGGACTCTACTTCAGAACACAGAACCAACTGGATTGATTCCAGGCACAAACTACTTCATGTCCGATGGAGTAAATCTTATTCCTTATGGTGATCCTGCTGCTTTATATGGATCAACTCAAAGTTATACTTGGCAAGGTGTAACATTTAATAGTTTAGGTGCTGGAGATTATCAGTTTACTTACAATCCTATTGCACAACCAACGATGGATTGGGATCCATCATCACAAGTTATTCGTACTGGAACCGTAACCACCAGCACCTTCAACACCTCCAACTCCACCAGCACCAACCGTAGTATCTAGTGGTGCTGGTTCTGATATTGTTTCTACTTCTACAAGTAACGGAACTAGAACTGTAACAAATAATCCTCATCGTCATGTGATGGGTGTAGATGCTGATGGTAATCAGACAGAAACTCACTATACTGATACTGAAGTTATTACCATTCCTACAACTACGACCACTACTACAACGACCCCCACGACAGTTGATACTTATAGTGATGGAAGCACTGTAACAAACAATGGAACTTCAACCACAACTTCAGTAACTACTGATGATAACAATGGAACCTCAGTAGTCACTCAGGCAACTGTTGCTGATTGGGTTAAGACAAGAACCTACGATGTTCAGAGAACTGCTTATGCTCCTTCTGGTGCAGCACCAACTGTAACTCAGACTCATCGTTTTAATGCAACTGAATCTGATGTTAAGCAAAAAGTCAATCATCACACAACAACAGGGGTTACTACTCCAACAGTAAGAACTGTAACCACCACAGCAGTTTATACAAAGGTTTATACCAATGGTGCTGCTACACAAGTAACAACTGATCCTTCTGTCATTACATATGAGACTAGTACATCATATGCAGAGTATTATGCTTCCAAAGATTACTTTGGTCGTGTGGATCAACTAGAAGTTCTTGATGGTATCAATACTGGTATCAATAGACTTCTGAATCACGAACCAACTAGAACCAAAGAGAAGTTCAGAGTATTTGAGAACAATAGATTCGTTCAATCTTACAATGCCGATGGGTATTCTGCCGATTCCAAGATCTTCGGTGGTGGTTTTGAGTTAGATTTGTCCAAAGGATGGACTGTTGGTTACCAGTATAATCAAGTCAACATAAACCTTCGTGGTGTAGATTCAACTGCATCTCAGAAGAAAGACGTTCACGGAATCTTTAATACCTTCCACGGCAACACACTGACTCTCAATACTAATGCTGCGATTGCAAATAGCAAGTACAACTATTCAAGAACAGTAGAAGGCGTCTTTAATAATGAGGGTGAGACCACTGGTTCTGAGTGGTGGGTATCCAATAGACTTTATTGGCATCTTTCCAAGAATATTAAACCATTCATAGGACACACTGTTCAGAATGTAAGTAGAAATGCATACACCGAAACTGGTGATATTAGATCGGCAAGAACTGTTGATGCAACTAGCAATACTACACACGTTGGTGAAGCAGGTCTCAAACTTGAAACCAGATTTGGTGGTAAGAAAAAAGATCTCTTCGGTATCAGTATAGATGGTGCCTATGGAACTGATAACTCTTATGGTGTAACTGCCTCGGTCGATTATAAGGAAATGCTAATTATTGAAGGTTCTCATGGTGTAAATAATGGAGTTACTAATAATTCCATTGCTGGAAAAGTTAAGTTTAGGTTCTAAAATCCTAAATAACAAAGACATCATCACACGGACTGATGACTACTAAGAAAACCGAAAATGCTATGGGTCAACTAATTCGTATATGTATCTTGGGTTGGTCTGCTGCTCTCCTTACTGCAAGTTATGCTGGTACTCTATCTAAGATGGACCCAACATTTATTGCAACAGTCTTCACTGCATCTGCTGCCACTTTCGGCATCAATACAATGAAAAAAGGTGGTGATGAAGAAGATGAAAAAAAAGAAGAACCAAAAAGAGAGGAGTTTGTAGAATCTCCTCCCGAACCATCATCTTCTGAAGTTGTTAGTGAACCATCTCTTGAAGAAAGAGTTGAAGTTCTTGAAGGTCAAGTACAACCTCGCACAGGATCCTGATGGCAAAGTCCGCAAATAAGGGTAAGAAAGGTTCTGCAAATAATAAAAAGCAGAATCAGGGAAATGCTACTGCAAATAAAGCAAAAAATGGTGGCAAGAAAAAATAATGGAGTTTATTGCTTTTATGATCGTTGGGTATTCTGAGATTAGTCCTGGTAGTTGTCAGTTGGATTATTTTAGATACAATGAAGTTCATTCGCTTGTAATACCGTGCCAAGAGAGTGGAACACTCCAAAGAGGGAGTGTTGGAATGCTCCCATCCATCAAATACTCAAAGCAATAGATAATCACACCCGTCTTCACATGGAGACGGGTGATTTTTGGCATGAAGAACAGGCCCAGATGTTGAGAAAGTATGTAAAGGATTTGAAAGTCTGGATACATAAACAAGAAGGATGGTGGGATGAATGAGGAAAATCATCACAGCAATCGGATTATCATTAACTTTAGCATTTCCTGCAATTGCTAATTCTTTAGAACCAACGCAACCAACAGTAAAACCATACAGTGCTGCTGCAATGGGTTGTATGATTCTCTTAGAATGTACTGAGGGTGTAGAAAAACTCAGAGTAGATTCTGAGTTATTAAAAAATCCAGACTTTGACCCATTCAGAGAAGAAATAAAAAGAATCATTGCTTCTCTTGATAGTGTAAATGTTCCTGTATATGTTGCACCAGAAAGATACTTTACTCCAAGAACAGTAGGATTATATAAACCAAACTACAATCGTTTCTTTGTAAATGAAACTCTTCTCAAAGATCCAAGAGAATTTTTGGGAACAATGAGACACGAAGGATGGCACGTAGTTCAAGATTGTATGGGTGGAGGATTGCAGACATCTTTTATGGCACAAGTGCATCAAGATAGTGAAATACCTGCTTGGTTAATGAAGATGACTAGATTAACTTATGAATCAATGATGCAAAGTCGTGCTATTCCTTGGGAGGCAGATGCTAACTGGGCAGAAGAACAGTCAAATGTAACTGCTGAAAAGTTAGAGATGTGTGCAAAAGGTCCATTGTGGGAACAGATTCGTCCTACACCTATGACGATGGATTGGTTAATTGGATGTGGATGGATGAAACCCCAAGAAGGTAAATATCCTTACTATCCAAACAAGAAAGTAGAGTATTGTACTGAAGGAAAGTATTGATGGATTTTCCCTGGGGAGTTGTTATAATATTAGGATGTGGTCTTATCTTTACCGCATATGTAATTTACTACATACTAAAACTAGCACACGAGGAAATGAAAAATGAAGAACATAGCAATCATTCTATCAACGACAAGTCTTCTCATTAGTGGAGCACTTTGTTATGGTGCTTATGTGACTTATCAGAAAGCACAGAAGATTCTTGATAATCCGGAAGAGTTTGTTGGGAAGGTTGTGGAGAATCAAGTCAATAAAGCATTTGAAAAACTGCCTATCCCCAAACTAAATACTGAGAAGTTCAAATTACCATTCTGATGGCTGACAAAGATCCTTACGTTTATAGAATACGTTCAGTTCACAAGGTTGTAGATGGTGACACTATTGATGCTGACATTGATTTGGGTTTTGATATCTCCCTTACTAAGAGAATTCGTCTTGCTGGTATCGATACCCCAGAGAGCAGAACAACTGATGCGTATGAAAAGAAACTTGGTCTCGAAGTTAAAGATTGGCTCAAGCACAGACTAGAGTTTGCTAAGGATATTATAATCAAAACAGAACTTCCAGACAGCACAGAGAAGTATGGTCGTATCATCGGTCATCTTTTTATCAATGGCGAAGAAGTATCAATTAATAATCAAATGATTGTGGAAGGATATGCTTGGGAATATGATGGTGGAACAAAGAAAAAAGATTTTGATGCTTTGATAGCAAAAAGGAAAAAGTGATTTACTTTAATATTGTTAGATTGTTTATTATTATCTGGGCAGCACTTATGATTTCTGCTGTAGAATCTGTTGCGATCCGCACAGAAGGGCAAGTGGAACTGGAAAGTGCAAGTAGAGATGCATATGCAAAAGTGCTTATACTTGCCGTTGGTTCTTTTCTTGGTGATGCTGCATTCAAATTAAAGCAGAAGAAATGAAACTCGCGGTTCTTGATTTCTTAATAGTTTTGAGATTGCTGTCTAACGATGGTATAATGCTTGAGAATAGAAGACCTATTCCAAAGAGACAACCACCAGAAGTTATTCGTTTTGTTAGAAGACCTGCGAAAAGAGGTCGTAAAAAATTTAGAATGATAGACGAGCTGCTAATTTCTTAGCAATCTTTTTAGCAGGGGCATAGAGAGGTTTAAATCTTTCCTGCCCCTCTTTTGTGAACTTATTTTTGATTACATCGTCAATAATAATTTTATTTTCAATTTCATACAATACGTTCTTTTCTACTTCATCACGAAGGTATTGCTCCACATTATCTGTTTGAGCAATGAGGCGTGTTCCTTCTGACGAATATTCAAATATATCAACGTGCCCTCCTTCTGCCATTACATAGTGTAAAACTGGTTTGACCTGTTTGATTTTAATTTTGAACTTATTCTTTGTTGCTTCCTTAATGAATGGTTCAGCAGCATTCTTTAATACATTAAGAACTGCTGATGATGCCATTGTTGCTGCGGTAGTAACTACTGCGACAGCACCAGCCGTAGCAACAAGAGAAGGGTCAGGTAGATTAATATCGACTCCATAAACTGAAATTGTAGGTTGTGGTTTATCTGCTGGAACTTCTGCAACAGGAGTTGGCGTTTGAGTAGGGGTAACTCTTGTTGAGTTGGAACATTAATCACTGGATATTTAATTCCAGTATCTGGCATTAAAATGACAGGTAGTTCCAACCCACGAACAACAGGAACTTCTACACTTTTTGTGACAGGTGGATTAATTGTGGGAATCACACTTGGACCACCGATGCCAATATTTGAGACATTAATCGGATTATTTCCGATTGTTTGTATTGGATTGGAATTAATTCCTTCTATTGGCATTTACTACATCCTCAACCTTAGGATATTTCACAACAACATCAGCACAAACTTTAAAGTAAGGACTATCTTGATGGAACATAACTCCCAACTTATATGCCTCACCACACTTTAATAATCTAACCAACTCAAAATCGAGTCTTGCTTTGTCTGCTTCTGCTTGTTGTCTAGTAATTTCTACCCTTGCTCTTGCTTTACAAAGTTCTTGCATGGATCCATCAAGAGGAAAGTTAAAACCCATTGAGAATCCAGCATTTCCTGTATGCGATTGGTATGCTTCTGGGTCTTTACTCCCATTCAAGTTTCCCATAACAAAAGGTGACAAACTCATTGTTGGTCCTTGACAACTCACACCAGATCCAAAAGTATTCATTGCATAAGGACCTTGAAGCACCTGAACTGCCTGGTTTGTTACGTTACCAGTAGCAGATGCAGAAGGTCCTGCAATGTTTGTATTAGAAGGTGCTTGCTGTGCTCTACCAGATGCCGTTAATAATAGAATTATTATTGGGTAAATACAGAAACTGAGTTTGTAGTAGAATCGGTTGTAGTAGTTCTTTCGATCCATGTTTCTTTTGCCACGCCAGGTCCAAGTGTTGTTTCACTAAACTGGAATGGAGCACCTTGATCCATGATGCTATAATTCGTTCCAGGAGCAGGTGTTCCTGGTATATTAATATTTGTACCTGTCACTGTATAAGAAGTTCCAGTGGTATATTCTATCTGTTTGATTGTTTCTATAATCTCTGTGTGAGATTTAGTTTCT